ATCTGACATTGGCCCCGACATTGCGTACTACCTCGGGTCCAATCCGAAAGAGGCTGATCGAATCGCCCGCATGACGCCGTTCTTGCAGGCCAAAGAGATAGGGAAGATCGAAGCCAAGTTGGCCGACAATCCGCCCGTTGTTCGTAAACCTACCAAGGCGCCCGATCCGATCGCACCCGTGACCGCATCCCGCTCCAACTCACCGAAGTATGACACCACCGACCCGCGTTCGGTCGGCTCGATGTCAACCTCAGACTGGATCGAAGCAGAACGGCAGCGCCAGATCCGGGCGATGAAAGCAAGACTTAACCAATGACCTTGTAGTCAGGAAAGTTCTCAGAAAGACACCTTTTGCGAATCGTAAACCTGTGAATGCCTGTAGCTTTAGCGGCTTCTGCGAAGGAGCGGTACTCAACCCCAAGCACGACGCAACCCGTGTTGCGAAAGTGATTGAGGCTGCGTTGCCTCTTCGATTCTTCGCTATGCCCAGCTCGCTCAAAGTACGGACGTTTGCGCCCGAGCAACGCAGCTCGCTGTTTGGCTTTGGTTTCTTCCGAGGTCACGCTGCCGAGCCGCGCTTGCCGAAGCTTTTCTCGAACTTCGGGCGTACGTTCGTACCGGCCGTTTTGTTGAAGCATGTCGCCATGCCGTTCCAGCATGTGTTCCAACTGCGTCAGGCACTCCAAGTTTTCGACTCGATTGTCCGTTTTGTCGCCGTTGATGTGATGCACTTGCTTGTACGGCGCAAAATTTGGCAGCCAACATTGAGCGACCATGCGGTGCAACAGACGCTGACGGCCCACCGACATGTATCCGTCGGGCCGTTTAATTGGTTGGTAAAGGGTGAACGCTCTGAGAACTTTCCCGCATTGGGACACGGCAAACAAGTGATCGTACACTCGAAATTCAGTACCGTTAAACATGACGCTGTCCATGATGTGCCTCCTTTGGTGATCAGGCAAGGTTAGTATACCACACTTTTAGCAGAAAGGACATAACGTGTCGAATTCATTGCTTACGATTGACATGATCACGAGGAAGATTCTCGAAATCCTCGAGAACAACCTTGTGATCACCCGTACTGTAAATCGGCAGTACGACTCGAGCTTCGCCCAAGAAGGCGCGAAGATTGGTTCGACCCTCCGTATCCGTCTGCCGGACCGCGCTCTGGTGACTGATGGCGCGGCGCTGCAAGTGCAGGACGACAACGAGCAGTTCACCACCCTGACCGTTGCCAGCCAGAAGCACATTGGCGTCAACTTCACCACCGCCGAACTGACGATGCAGTTGGACGACTTTGCTGAACGGGTTCTCAAGCCTCGTATCAGCCAGTTGGCCTCCAGCATTGACGCTGACGTGGCGAACTCGTTCCAAAGCATCTTCCAGTCGGTCGGCACGCCTGGCACCACCCCAGGTACCAGCTTGGTGCTGTTGCAAGCCCAACAGAAGCTGAACGAAGCGGCTGCGGTCATGTCGCCTCGCTACGCGACCGTCAACCCGGCGGCCAACGCGGCGCTGGTTGAGGGCATGAAGGGCTTGTTCAACCCCGTGTCGACGATCAGCAAGCAGTTTAAGTCTGGTCTGATGGGCGAAGGCATTTTGGGCTACGAAGAGCTCAACATGAGCCAGTCGATCAAGCAGCACACGACCGGCACGCGTACGGGTTCGCACACGGTCACCACGACCGTGTCGAGCCAAGGCGCCACCAGCATCGCTATCACCGGCACCGGCTCGCAGACGATCAAGAAGGGTGACGTGTTCACCATCGCGGGCGTCTATTCGGTCAACCCCCAGACCCGTGAGTCGACTGGCTCGCTCCAGCAGTTCGTCGCCACCGCTGACGCCACCGCCACCGGCGGCGCCTACACTGTGAGCGTGAGCCCGGCGATCTACACCGCCAGCCAAGCGCTGGCGACCGTGGATTCGTTCCCGCAAGCCTCGGCAGTTGTGACCTTCTTGGGAAGCGCCAGCACCCAGTACCCGCAGAACCTGATCTATCATCGCGACGCCATCACGTTCGCGACGGCGGATCTGGTGATGCCGCAGGGTGTCGACATGGCCAGCCGTCAAGTCCACAATGGCATCAGTCTGCGTGTCGTGCGTCAGTACGACATCAACAACGACCGTATGCCTTGCCGGGTTGACGTGCTCTACGGCTACTCGGTGATCCGTCCGCAGATGGCTGTGCGGATGTGGGGCTAAACAAAGGGGCTTCGGCCCCTTTCACCAAATTTTGAAAGGATTGAATCATGGCTCTTCCCAATGGTGCAGGCGGTTATCAACTCGGCGCAGGCAATCGTGCAGAAACCACGATGGGCTACGCCGACGCACCGCAGACCGCAACCTCCACGGCGACCCTGACTGCTGCTCAGATTCTGGGTGGTATGCTGGTGGCCAACCCCTCGACCTCTGCTGCGACCTACACGCTGCCGACCGCTGCTCAGATCGACACGGCGCTGCCCAACGCTACTGTTGGCAGCACGTTTGATCTGAACCTGGTCAACATCGGTACGTCGAGCGGCGCCGTCACGCTGGCTACGGCGACTGGCCTCACCGACGGCGGCAACGCCTTCGTTGCGGTAGCCGTCACCTCGAGCGCAGCGTTCCGGTTCCGCAAGACCGCAGAAGGCGCGTACACGGTCTACAAGATCGCCTAAAGGAGTTACGTCATGTCCAATAACAAACCCGTTGGCGTGGCGTACTCCGACCCTGCTCTCACAGCGCTCTACCTCAACGCTCCGGTCACCAAGACCGCCAGCTTCACGCTGGGCGACGAGGAGAACTATGTGATCTGTAACGGCTCTGCTGCCAACGTCACCGTGACGTTGCCCAGCGGCGCTGACTACATCGGTCGGACCGTCACCATCAAAAACCTGTCGGGCACTTACACGGTGATCTCGGCGTCGTCTAACGTCAAGCCGTTGAACTCTGGCACGGCGGGCACGGCCATCTTGGCCGCCACCGCTGGCAAGTTTGCAACGCTGGTCTGTGAAGACGGCACCAACTGGGTCATCATGGCGGCTGCTTGATAACCAGCGGGGGCTTCGGCCCCCGCCCTACACCTATGCCACTCATCTACTTGAAGCACCCGGTCCACGGGGAAAAAATCGCATCGCTTGACCTTGAAGCCGAGCATGATGAAAAACACGGCTGGGAGCGGTATACTCCGGGCGAGCAACCGGCACCGGAGCCGGTAAACGAGCTGCGACCGCGCCGTCGCCGGGAGCAAAAGGATGCAGAGCTTCTATGACGTAATCCTGTCGCCCTTCAACGCACCCGTTGCAGGGGCTCAGGTATTCGTTTACAAGGCTGACGGCACACTCGCGACACTCTACGATTCCAACGTCCCGCTGTCGACGACCGTCCTATCGAGTGACGGCACGTCCTACTACATCAGCGAGGATCTTCTTTCTCCGATCTCCAATCCGATCGTCACCGGCGCAGACGGGAAGTATTTGTTTTTCGCTGCCAACGGTGTCTACAGCATCATCATCGTTGCGGCGGGGTACGACAACAAGACGCTGTCAATCGAACTGAATGACCCGTCGGTCACTCCGTTCGTCCAGACGGTCAACATCCAAGAGTTCTCGACTGTCGGCACGTCCACTTGGACGAAACCCGCTGGCGCCAAGTTCGTTGAGGTGCTGATGTACGGTGGTGGCGGAGGCGGCGCCTGCGGTGGGCGTGACAGTACAGGTCTGGCCAGCGCGTACGGGGGCGGTGGAGGCTCGGCAAGCGCTCGGGCAGAATTGCGACTACCTGCCAGCGCGTTGAACGCAACAGAAACCGTTGTAGTAGCCGCAGGCGGGACAGGCGCTGCGGGCATTTCTTTTAACGATCAATTTGGGTACGCCGGCAACACCGGCGGAACTTCATCGTTTAAGACCTACTCATGCGTTGGTGGGGGTAACGGTAATGGCGATGGAGTGTCGTCCCTAACTGCTAATGCAATTGACGCATATCGAGTGTCGACTACGGCGTACACCGCAATTGGCGGTACGTCGTCTACTAGCACCGGTTCCGAAGGCGGTAAAGGTGGTTTTCGAGGCGGTGGAGGCGGCGCCGGTGGCGGCTGGAACGCATCAGGCGGTCTCATCCGACCGGGCCGCGCAGGCGGCTTGGGCGGCGCAGCGCTGACGACTGATTATCTTTTAGCCACTGGCGGAGGCGGCAACGGTGGCACACTAGGCGGCAACGGCAGCCCCGGTCCTGACGCACCCGCCGGCTACTATGTCGGCGGCTCGG